GCCAAACGGCAAAGCGAAATCCGCCAAGCTCTTGCGGCTCTGGCGGGCAAGGACAAACCGACCGAGGATGAAGTGCGCCAGATGGGCGACCTCGACCGGGAATATCAGACCAATGAAACCCGCTATCGTGCGGCGCTGGTGGCCGAGGACGGCGAGCGGCGCGAGGCGGGCCGGGATCTGGAAACCCGCTCCGATGTGCAATGGCGCGAGCTGGTGCAGGGCTTCGAGCTGCGGCAAGCGGTGCTGTCGCTGGACGAGGGCAAGGCACTGTCGGGCAAGACCGCCGAAGTGGTGCAGGAATTGCGCAACGCGGGCGGATATCGCGGCATCCCGGTTCCGCTTCTGGCGCTCGAGCAACGGGCGGGCGAAACGATTGCCTCGGGCACCCCGGACCCGCTGCAAACCCGCCCGATCATTGATCGGCTGTTCCCGGCCTCTGTCGCGGCGCAGATGGGCGTTCAGCTCATCACCGTGGGCAGCGGGGCGATTGAATGGCCGGTGACGACCTCGGCGGTGACGGCTGGCTGGGCCGATGGCGAGCTTGCCAATGTGGCCGGGCCGACCGTTTATGCGACGACCGACAAGGCGCTGAAACCGGAACAAACCCTCGGCATCCACATGCGGATCAGCCGCAAGGCCATGATGCAGTCGGGCGATGCTCTGGAATCGGCAATCCGGCGCGACATGGCCGGGACCATGCAAGCCGAGCTGGACAAGGCGATTTTCCTCGGCACCGGGGCGAACGGGCAACCCCTCGGCGTGGTGCCCGGCGTGGCAACCTATGGCATCACCTCGACCGATGCAGCGGGTTCGGCGTCCTGGGCGGCGGTGCGGGCGGCTGTGGTGCGGTTCATGACCGCCAATGCGGCGGCAGGGCCGGGCGCGGTGCGCGCACTGATCCGGCCCGAGCTGTGGAGCTTCCTTGATGGCTTGATGGTCGGTGATGGCGGGTTCAAGTTCGAGTTTGACCGGCTGAAAGAAAATCTCGGCGGCATCGTCATGTCGTCCAATGCGCTTGCGGCGCCGGCTGGTGGCCCGCCGCTGGAAACCCAAGTGCTGCTGACGACCAATGCGGGCGGCGTTGCCCCGGCCTTCGTCGGCATCTGGGGGGCTTTCGATCTGATCCGCGACCCGTATTCCGATGCGCAATCCGGCGGGCTTCGGCTCACGGCATTGACGACCGCTGACGTGACCGTGGCGCGCGGTTCGCAGCTCGAGCTTGTAACCGGGCTGGAGCTGGGCTGATGCTCTGGGGCGGCAACCTTGGCGCTCTGGACGTTCGCAGCGAGGGCGGGGAGACCCGCCTTCGGGCGAGCTTCCCCTATGGTGCGCAAACCGAGCTGGCACCGGGGCGGCATGAGGTTATCGCCCCTCGGGCCTTCGCAGACCGGATCGACGCGGGCGAGGATATCCACCTGCTGTTCGGCCATAGCGTTGACAAGCCCCTGGCCTCGAGGGCGGCGGACACCCTGACCTTGACCGACACCGACGCGGCGCTTGTCCTGGAAGCCCGGATCGACGGCGGCACGTCCTGGGCGCGCGATTTTCTGGCGGCTCATGCAAGCGGCCTGATCCGGGGCTTGTCGCCTGGGTTCCGCGTCCAGCCGGGCGGGGAACGGATCGAGCGGCGCGGCGCTGACTATCTGCGCACCGTCATACGCGCGGCGCTGTTCGAGCTGTCGGCAGTCACCCGGCCCGCCTACAGCCAAGCGCAGATCGAGGCGCGGGCATGGGAAAGGCACCAAGACCAGCAACCCCTGCGCGGTGCGCAGTATGCCTTGAATCGGTGGAGGGCATGACATGGGGCTGATCGACCTTTTCCGGCGCAAGCCGGTGGAAACCCGCTCGAGCGGCACCGGCTACACGGCGCAGATCATGGCCGCGCGGCAATCCTTCATCACCGGGGCCTCTGGCCTTGGCGAATTGACCTCGGCGGTTCAATCCTGCGTCACCCTCTGGGAAGGCGGCTTGTCGCTGGCCGATGTGAAGGGCACCGACCTGTTGACCCGGCGGGCACTGGCGATCACGGCCCGCGCACTGGCCTTGCGGGGCGAGACGGTGTTCCTGATCCGTGACAAGCTCATTGCGGCCTCTGACTGGGACGTGACGACCCGCAACGGCGATCCGCGATCCTACCGCCTGCAAATCTCCGAGGCGGGCGGCGGGCGATCCGAAATTGCGCTGGCCGGTGAAGTGCTGCACTTCCGCATCGGCTCCGATGCCGTGATGCCTTGGGCGGGCTCTGCCCCCCTGCGGCGTTCGCAACTTTCGGCGCAACTGCTTGCCGAGGTGGAAACCGCGATCCGCGACGTGTTCCGCGATGCGCCCCTCGGCAGTCAGATCGTGCCCGTGCCGGAAGGCTCGGCGGATGACATGGACGGCTTGCGACGTTCCTTCATCGGGCGGCGCGGCTCGGCAATCGTGATCGAGGGCGTGGCGCAAGCTGTCGGCGCGGGGATGCACCCGCAACTTGGCAAGGGGCCGGATCAGCTTTCCCCCGATCTGTCGCGCACCCTGGCCGACAAGTTCCTGACCGAAGCCAAGGGCGCGATCTATTCCGCTTTCGGCATCCTGCCTGGCCTGCAAAACCCGGCGACAACCGGGCCGATGGTGCGTGAGGCGCAGCGGCATCTTGCGCAGCTCATCTTGCAGCCGATTGCCGGGCAGATGGCCGAGGAAGCCACGGAAAAGCTCGGCGGGCCTGTCCAGATCGACGTTGTGCGCCCGATGCAGGCTTTCGACGCGGGCGGGAAAGCGCGGGCGCTGGCAACGATGGTGGCGGCTCTTGCGCAGGCAAAGGAAGCCGGGATCGAGGGCGCGACCCTGCAAGACGCGCTGGCCTTCATTGATTGGGCGGATGAATGACCATGACCAAGGATGACCTGAAACCCGGCGACCTGGTGCAGCTCAAGAGCGGCGGGCCGGTGATGACCTATGAGGGCGAAGCCTACATGACCGGCGATGCGCTCTGCTGCTGGTTCGACGGCGGCAAGCGGATGCGCGAGGGCTTCACCCATGCGGCCTTGAAGCGGGCAGAGTGACAGATTCATCGGTGGCGCTGGGCGCGCTATTTGGCCTTCGATCCGTTACCCCAAATGTTACCCCGAGGGGAAAGAGAAAAGCCCCCGTGACGGGGCTTGCTCTTAAATCTCTGTATTTTCAGCGATTTTTTGGCTCCGGCGGTAGGGATCGAACCTACGACCAATTGATTAACAGTCTATTTTTTTAGGTTATCAGCGCCAAACGGTGTAAAACTATCGCCGCGCACAAAGCACTGAAAAGCAATATTTCTTGACGTTTTCGGCTATCATCGTCTAACGTTGGGGAACGGCGGGTATCCGCAACTCTGTTCCCCAGACTGTTCCCCAGAAGGACAAATTGACATGAAGCTGAAGGCGGCGACGGTTGAAACGCTACAGGCGACCGACAAGCGGCAGGAAATCCCCGACGACCTTTGCACCGGCCTTTACCTGGTGGTGCAGCCTACCGGCAAAAAGAGCTGGCAAGTGCGCTACAGGCACGGCGGGGTGCATCGGCGGATGACCCTTGCGAGCTTCCCGACTTTGACCCTTGCGGCGGCGCGCGTTCGGGCGCGGGAAGTGATGGCAGCGGCCAGCGAAGGGCGCGACCCCGCCGAGGAAGTGAAGGCGGCGAAGGCACCGAAGCCCGAGGATGACCGCGACAAGATCAAGACCTTGATCGGCCAGTATGACAAGCGGCACCTCAAAGGGCTGAAATCCGGCGATGTGGTGCGGCGTGAGCTTGACCGCTTCGTGGTGAAGGAATGGGGCGAGCGGGACATTCATTCGATCACCAAGCGCGACGTGATCGACCTCTTGGACGGCATCGCGGATAGCGGGCGCGTGGTAACGGCGAACCGGGTTCGGGCCTATCTCAACAAGTTCCTGAATTGGGCGGTGGAGCGGGATATCCTGCCCCTGTCACCGGCAACGGGCGTCAAGCCGGTGGCGAAAGAGGCCAGCCGCGACCGGGTGTTGACCGATGATGAAATCCGCTGGTTCTGGCAGGCTTGCGATGCCGAGGGCTTCCCGTGGGGGCCTCTCGGCAAGGTGCTGCTGTTGACCGGGCAGCGGTTGAACGAGGCGGCGCAGATCACCGAGGGGGAAATCCGGGGCGATCTGTGGCACCTTTCGGCAGACCGGACAAAGAACGGGCGGGCGCATGACGTGCCCCTGTCGGATGCGGTGCAAGCGGTTCTCGGCGCGGTGGAGCGGATCGAGGGGAAACCGGGCTTCATCTTCACGACGACCGGCACGACCCCCGTTAGCGGGTTCTTCAAGGCGCGGGCACATCTGGCCGAGGCGATGGAGCGGCTTGCGGCAGAGGAACGCGGCGAGGCGGTGGATATCCCGCGCTGGACCTTCCACGATCTGCGCAGGACGGCGGCAACCGGCATGGCCCGGCTTGGCATTCCCGTGCGCGTGACCGAGGCGGTTCTAAATCACGTCTCGGGCACCGGCGGCGGGATCGTCGCGGTGTATCAGCGGCACGACTATGCGGACGAAAAGCGGCAGGCGCTCGAGGCGTGGGGCCGGTTCGTGCTGTCGCTGGTGCAAGGCCAGCCCGACAACGTGGTGCGGCTGGAAGGGGCGCGGTGATGCACGATGATCCGGCCTTTGACGTGATAATGCGGCATTTGGACCTGACCGAAGATCAAGCGTATCATTGG